GGCGCATAGTTTCTCCGTATGGAGAGTACTACTCGGCTACCTTCTTCAACAGTTACGATGTAAGGTAATTTTATTCCTGTTGGTAAACTATCGGCACCAACTTCTTCGAAACCTTCTAAGTCTAAATTTACATGACACTCTAACAAAGTATAAACTGGTTCTTGTTTACCAGTTTTTTTAGTGCCATCTAACTCACGTTCTTTTTTTTCTAAATCATTTTTTTCAACATTACCTGGTGGCCCTAGTTCTACGTCTCTATAGAAACCAGATACTTGTTGTTTTCTTAATTCATTTTCAGATATTTTAATTACATGTATTACTGCTTCCGCATCATCAATACTTGTTGCAGTATATGGAACCACTAATTCATCTGCAGGTACAAACTTTGATACCGCTCTTCCAAGTGGCACATCGTAGTAAACTTTTTTAAATGTAGAACCTGCAAGTGGTAAATGAAATAACATGGAATCAAACTCTGCTTCGTACTCTTGCATTTGATCCATAACTAGATAATTCATAAAATCTTTTACACGATTTGCTTGTTGTTCTGTTTGTGGATTTTTTATACCGATAACTTGTGTTCTAACTGGTCCATCTGCTGGTAATAATTCTTTGTAAGCCTGTGCTTGAAACTGTGTAACCGCTTCTGCAAGAACAGGGTGTGTTGCACCAGACGCTCCTTGAAACGGTTCTGTTCTGTTTTCATATTTAAATCCTAGTAAGTCAAGCCCCTCTGTGTATCCTCTCTCCCAATCTTTTCTAGAAGATTTATAATCCATATAGTTTTGCACCATCTCGTTACCGATAGGTTCTAAAACATCATCTGGTAAAATATCTGCTAGGTTATCAAAGTGTGATTCTGTTCCCGGTATATTTATAGCTCCCGGTTCAAAGTCTAAAGTTGCACCACCGTCTTCTTCAGGTATTACCTCTACTGGTGGTTTATCTACTATCTCTTCCTCAATACCAATCTCTTTAGCTACTTCTTCCTCTGACGGAATTTTAACTTCAGTTCTAGTATTAGGGAGTCCTTTGTCTATATCTGCCATTTATACTCCTATAGTTTCTTAACACGTTTCATTAGACCTTGCAACCCTTGTGAATTAGGGCCAGATGATGGTGGGGGCCCTGAATCTACACCAGCCATTTTAGCTATACCACCACCTGCTAGATTAGCAACTCCGCCTGCATCTGCTATTGCCTGCATCTGTTGATCTTGTTTTATAAAATCTTGTATCTGTGGATATGTCATTCCAAAATCTTGAATCGTCATACCTTGTGTTTTTAATATTTCATCAATTTCTTGTGGTGATGTGGTTGGAAAAGCCTGTTCCATTTGTTGTTCTCGTTTTTTTAATCTTTGTGCATCAGCCGTTGCACTTTGTGGAATCATCATTCTTCTACCACGTTCTGCCATAGCAAAATCCTCACCCTTTGCAAATTCTTTTGCAAGTTCTGCTTCCTTATCGATTCTTGTTTTAGGACCTAAAGCAAGATTAAAAATAGAATCAGCAAAAGCTGTTTTAAGTGGCACACCTGTCTGTAAAGTTTTGTTTAATGCAATACCACCTTCTATTGCAAGTTCACTTGCAATCGCTAACGGTCCCAATGCACCTTTTATAAATCTTCCTGCAGTAGCAGCTTTGTTGGTAAAATTTGTGAGTTTTGCTCTAGCTGCTCCATCACCTTGTTTTGCTTTTTGTGTTAGCTCATCAATAGACTTTTGATATGCTTGTGGCATATTACAATTAACACCATTAGCAAGTCTACACTTTATTCCTAAATCTTTCATAAAAGATGAAAGACCTTTTACGTTAAAGTCTGGAGAACGTATGGCTGTTTCAATTCCTTTTTCTATTTGTTTAAATTGACCAATAGGAGTTTTGGCACCTGTTCCATAAAGTTTACCGCCGGGTGATCTAACAAAAACATTATTATTTTTTAAAACTTCTATATCTTCTGGTTTTATAATATTATTTGCAATTCTACTTTCTATGCCTTTTATTGTGTTATTAATTGTTCTAGTTGTTAATGCTAAATCATCTGTAGCACTACCAAATTTAACACCAGATTGATGGTGTCTTGTAACCGCATTTAATAAAGCATCTTTTGAGTTGCCTGGAGTTCCAGATAAATATTGAATTAAATCATTTAATCTAACTTTATCTGTAAATCCTCTCTGTTTTAATAAACCAGTTATAACTTCATTTGGTTGATTAAAACTTCTTTTTGATATGTCCACTAATTTTTGATTTAATTTAAAATCTCCGTGTTGTGTTATGTCAGTTGCATTTTTTTTAGAATATTTATCTAATCCATAATAATAATTACCACCACCTGCAACAGTATTATCTTTAAAACCTATAATTCTTTTTATACCATTTATTTCTTTGTAAACTGGTTGATAGGTTAAATTTTTAATTCCTTTCTTTTTTTCATTCTCAAAAACCCTATTCATTTGCAACAACATCCATCCTTTTGTAGATCCTCTATCTGCTGCAACCTTCCAAGGTCTTTTGTCTTTTAATCTTCTAGCCATTCTGGCTAAAAGATTCTCTCTTCCTAATTGTTTAATTCCGTATTTATGAGTTTTAAAATCCCACTCTTCACCTGGTGGTAATTCAAATTGTGCTTTAATTAACTCTTGATCTTTCAAAGATAATTTTGTTCCTCTAGCTTTAGGAACAGTTCCTCTTGTTGTTAAACCTTCACCCTTGCCTAACTTAAAACCTTTATTAATAAACCTTTGAATTTTTGTATAATCTTTATTTGCTTTGTTTCTATCAGATGTTAAATATTTTTTAACACCATATTTAAATTTATCAAAATTAAAATTAGTCTCAGGAAAAGCATCTATAATTTTTTTCTGTTCTACTTTTGATAATTTATCTTCTCTATACCCCTGCCTCGTGCCACCAAAACCTGGTTGCACTAACATACCGCCACCAGCCATATCTTGTCTTGGATTGTCTCTTACAAATCTGTTGATGGCCTCCATTGTTTTAATGCTTTCTTTTTTAGGTGGGATAGGTGCATCACTTGCGCGAAAAACTTCTGGAAGATCTGGTTTTTTTACTTTTTCTCTTGTAAGGTGTTTGAATATATCTTTTAATTTTCCTGGAGGAGTTTTACCTATAAGTCCAAATTTAAATAAGCCCATTATTCTCCTAACATGCCAGCGATACCGCCTGATGCATAGTCATAATCACCTGCATCATAGTCTCCTTGTCTTGCGATAATTGCATCCGTTTGAGCTTCAGAATCTTCTGATATTCGTGCAGCTTTATCTTTTCTTCTTTTGTTTTGCATCATCTCTTTAATTGTAGGTTTTTTACCTGTTGCATATTCTTTTAGTTTTGATACATCAGAATCTAGATCTCTAATACTTCCACCACCAATTTCATCAACCTCTATCTCAAAATCATCTGGACCATACTGTCTTCCAACTGGACCTGATTCTGCTGTAGTGAACTCTGCTCTTGGATCTGGTGCGCCCTCATCAGGTAATGGTTTTTTGTATTCCATCTGCACTGGATCACCAAATACGTTTTCTGAACTTTCATATTCAACTCTTACAGCACCTTGGTCAGTTTCTTCTGTAACTCGAACCACGGAACCATCATCAAGAGTTTTCTGGTGAATAGTTTGTCTTTCACCTGTTGCAAATCTTTTTGTAACATCATCACCTTCAACGATAACTTTGTTAACTAGTGAATCAAACCATTCTGGTTTACCAGCAACATTTTCTGTTTTAATAATTGGAACTTTAGAAACTGTTTTACCAATCTTAACTGGTTTTAAAATTTTACCAACAATGGGTATGGATGCAAGACCACCTAATATTTTCATAAATGTTCTTCTAGACATTCCACCTTCTTTTCTATTTACCCTTTTATCTTTTCCACCTCCAAATTCTTTTCTAAATCTAAATCCTAATTTTTCATCACCTGTACCGAAATCTTTCATTCCACCAAACTCTACCTCACCACCTAATAAATTTATTAAACCACCTATACCTGCTTTGTCTAAACTTGGTATAGCGATCCCTAGTGATCCTTTTTTTGTTAATGGAATTTGAGCTCCTTCTATTCGTATTAATCTTTTAATAACTTCTCTCGCAGCCTCTTTTGGATCGTCTGTTTCAAAAGCAGGTCCCGTAGATCCTGGTCTTTCTCGATCAAAATCATATTTTATACTTGGTGCTCCTGGGCCTGGAGCTCCACCGTTATCAAACCCTGCACGTCCACCAATCGCATGTTTTGTTTTATCTCTACCAATAATCATTTGTAATTTTTTTTCTAAATCTTCCATGTCTTTTTTTTGAGTAGCCTCATCTAATCCAAGTGATTTTTTTAAATCAGCAACATCAATTTCTTCTCCACCTACTCCATAAATCTTATCGCCTTTAGGTTTAGTTTTTTTACCTTTTAATAATTCTAAAAATCTTTTACCCAATCCAGTCTTAAACCCTGCACGGCCACCTTGTGCCATGTCTTCTGGATCAAGTATAGAAAAGTCTCTATCTTCCTCCATTTTCTG